TAAAATACAAACCTATTTTAAAAACCATTCCCAATTATTCTGCCTATTTTTTAATAGATGGATTTTCTTTATGCGAACCAGCGCCTCTCACTGAAGAAGACTTGATCCATTATACTGAAGAATGTGTATCTTTGAAAATATCCAAGCAGGATATCAATCATCAATTGAACAAAGTATTAGCCATTCAAATGCCGTATGGTGGACAAGATGTCGGCAATTATTTACCTCATATTAATTACGACAAATATATTCCATTAAACTATTCATTGATGGATTTATTAGTGCATGGTATTTTGCCCATGAATCAAAAAGGAATCTATCATTGCGATATAAAAGATGCCAATATCCTTGTAGAAGATATCGGTATAGATAATCGAAACGCAAAATTATATACTAGACTCATTGATTGGGGATTGTCTGTACAAATAACAACAAAAAATTCAAAAACCATTCCCGAGTTGTTGAAAAAACGACCTTTTCAATTCAATATTCCTTTTTCAAATGTCCTTTTCAATCCTATATTTGAGAGAATGTACAAGAAATTTTTACATGATTATCCCAATCCAACCATGGAACAAACAAATATATTTGTAAAAGACTACTTGGATACATTTGTCAATAAAATGAATGGAAAAGGGCACTTGTCAGTATACAATTTCATGTTCAAAAGACTCTTTGACAATAGATCCACGGATCATTATTCCAATTTGCATTTCATTAAAATGATTTTCTTGCAAAATACAGAAATTCCACATGAAATCATTCAATATATTAGTAAAATATTGGTAACATTTACCATAAACAACCAATTCAATGTCATGGATTATTTTTCCAATGTCTTTTTGAAAAATGTAGACGTATGGGGATATGTCATGATTTATCTTGCCATTATGGATGAATTGTTTGAAAATTACAACTATTTGAATCAAGCAGAGTTACATATGATTCAAATTTTCAAAGAAATGATTCAGATCCTCATGACTGCAAGTGCAGAACCCATTTCTATTCCTCAAATACTTGCAAAATGTAGGGAATTCAACGTTTATTTCGAAAAAGCTTACAAGACATCAAAATTGAAATTGAATATGATTTCCAATATGGATTCTAGATTACCCGAATTGTCCGAGTATAGTTCTATCCGCAAAAATGTATATTCTTATCATTTTTCGAATGTGGGAACGGGAACAAGTCTTTCAAACAAGACAAACATGTCAAATACTACTAGGAAAAGGAAAAGAACAAAAACATTAAAAAATAGTAAATAGTGCAAGTAATTATTAAAAATTTTATTATTGAAAATAAAATTGATTTGAATAATAAGAATGTAAATAAAAAACAAAATATTACTTATATGGAAACAAAACAGACAAAAGGTTTGAATCGTAATACAATTGATAAATATTATACGAAAGATACAATAGTAGATTTGTGTATCAATCTTGTTGCAAAACACATATCAATAGATAAAAATGATTTAATAATAGAACCTAGTGCTGGCAATGGATCTTTTATTTCAGGAATAAAAACATTATCAGACCATTTTGTATTTTATGATTTAGAACCGGAACACATAGAAATTATAAAACAAGACTATTTATTATGTGATGTTGATAAATATAAAAGTAAATTCAATAATATACATGTAATTGGTAATCCACCATTTGGTCGTCAGTCATCATTAGCCATAAAATTTATAAAAAAATCCTGTGAATTTTCCAATAGTATATCCTTTATACTACCGAAAAGTTTCAAAAAAGATAGTTTAAAAAAAACATTTCCATTGCATTTTCATCTTGTTTTTGAAATGGATTTACCTGACAAATCATTTTTAGTAGATGGTATAGAATATAATGTGCCATCTATATTTCAAATATGGCAAAAGAAAAATATCAATAGATCCATAATTGAAAAAGTAGAGCCTACTCATTTTATATTTGTTAAAAAAACAGACAATCCGGATATATCCTTTCGACGTGTTGGTGTAAATGCTGGAACAATAGATACAAATATAGATATAAAAAGTATTCAATCGCACTATTTTATAAAATTTACAAATGAAAAATCCATACACGATAATATTGAATTATTACAATCAATACAATTTCATCATAATAATACAGTAGGACCTCGTTCAATCAGCAAACAAGAACTAATTAAAGAATTTATCAAAGTCCTTTAACGGAATAATCCCTTTTGGATAATCAATGATCAAATCTGTTCCTTTTACAAACTTGACTTTGATTTCTGGAAAATGAATATTGCTAACTATAATGTATATCAGATTTTTTGCTTTTTCTTTGAAAATCTCTTCATCAAATGTTCTGCCTTCACCTATCATATTAGATGGCATAAATTTACAACCTCCTTTTGTAAATGTTTTTTGATCATATTTTATATTTTCATTGGCTATGTCTGTATAGTCATATTTTTTACATCCTTTTACGTGTTTTAATGTATTATATGTAATTGCTAACCAAGGTTCTATAAAATGTGAAAATGCTCTACCATCTTGTAATGTATTTATCATGATTGTTTCAGATAAACAATCAAAACTAAAATTACATATTGTATGAGTAATTGTTTCATTGTATATTATAGTATTTGCTGTGATTGGTGTTATTTCCTCCATAAATTACAACTGAAAAGTATATTATATTATACATACTTATTTGTAGATGTTTTTATAATCAATTTTATTATACCTATATATAATATTATGAAAGTAGAATTATTGATAATTGCAATAACTGCCTTTTTTATATACAATACTTATTACGATGGAAAATATACCAAAATGTTTTTTACATATAAAAAATATATTCAAATGGCCTTTTTGGGATTCATCGGTATTTCCTTGTATTTGATGATCAAACGCAATCCATTGCATTCGAGGAAATTATTATTGCATGCAAATGATATGATAAAATATATGCCAATTGACAAATCATCTATGGACATGATATCGCCTATATTAGATTTCACAACTACAAATCAACAAAAGGGAGTCACGGGTAATTTTATGGGCAATTACGAAAATCAAGGAGAGAAAGAAGGGGATTTCTATGAACAACCCTATGGACCAGGTATTGGAGGAGGAGATGCAAGAATAATGTCTTCGGGATGCAAATCCAACAACACAACCAAACGTTCAGTAAGTGAGACCAAAAAAAAATATGTAGCAGCCTCGCAAAATTGGACATGTGGAAATTGTAAACAAATATTGAATGCTTATTTTGAAATAGATCACAAAATCAGATTGCAACATGGTGGAAGCAATCATGTAGACAATTTGGTTGCTCTTTGTCCCAATTGTCATCGAGAGAAGACAGCATTGGAAAGTATGTAAACCCACTCAAAATATTTTATAGTTATTATATAAAGTAATTCATAACTATAAATGATAAACAATATATTCTTGCAAATCATATTTGTTCTTTTATTGGCGTTGATCATCACCTTTTTATATTCTGGTTCTGCTTCTGATTCTTCTACAAGATCCATTACGGATATTATTTCAACCATTCTTTTTTCTGTCACGATAGTATTTAGTGTGCTCTTACTAGGATTTGCCTTTACTAGAGGCCAATTACATTTGAAAAGTATTGTCTCTCTATTTGTCTTTATGATTGTCTTGATTTTTTCTTATTTCATGATTCCATCCAATTTTATGAATCATTATGCTTATCTTATTCTTCCCATCACATTGGTAATAGGCATTCTACTTTTTGGTATCAATTATTATCAAATAAATACAGACATACTGAATAAAATGAAAAATGTCACAAGTAACATTACCATGAATGATTTTGCTTCCCTTTTGAATCATTATTCCATTTTATATGCTTCTCTTATTTTCTTTGTCCTTATTCTTGCTGTCATAAATCCAGGCAATTATATTACCAGTTATTTAAATTATTTTATTGCCTTTGCAGTAGTATTGCTTTTTTATGGACTTATGTATTTTTTGTCTATGGTATTTTCACTCAATCGTAGTGGAAATAGAGAGAACCCGACTTCTACTCTTGGACTTGTCCTCGGTTTTTTAAAAGTCATTGTTTTTCTAGCACTCATAGTTACCATCATAGTAGGAATGGTATATTATCCAGGTGGACTTTTCAAGGAGAAATCTATCAAAATAGCAGTGATTGAAACGCTGACTTATATCAGTGTAATAGTTGGAATCATCACGACGATTTCCTCATTCTTTAAAGAATCAGGAACAGGAACAGGAACACCAGTAGATCTATATAATACTATCACAAAGCTCAATTCTGCATACAAATACATTATGATTTTGTTATTTATAGGTGTATTTTTATGTTTGGTATATAATGTATTGCAGTATATTGTGCAACATTCTACCATGGGTTCCTATATATTGATATTTGTTGCGGTTGCTATTGTTTTGATGGCTGCTCTTTCTTTCTTTTTGGGAAGACAAGGATTCAATAGGAGAAATATATCATGGACATCATGGACCGCTTTTTTTCTCTCGGGATTCAGAAATGTAATGTCTACTCCCAGCAATTATTTCGCCCTTTTTATATTGGTGATTCTTTTTTACGTTTTCTATTTCTTCCTGATGCCTATTTTACAAAAAAAATTTGTGAAACAAGGAGGCACACTCTTGATTGAGAATCCTATTTATTTAGATCAAGAAACAACATTGGGAACATATTATACGTTGAATCCTAGTTTTGCTCCGACTGATTCAACCCGGGGTGGTTACAATTATAATTATGCCATTTCGTGTTGGGTGTTTTTAGATGCATTTTCTCCTAGCACAAATACAAGTTATACACAAGATACATCTATATTGACTTTTGGTAACAATCCAACTATTTCTTATAATGCGTCTAAAAACACCTTGAAAATTACAATGAAAAAGAATAGTGTATTTCCAACAAGGGATTCGAATACAACAACAACAACAAGAGACGATTCTGTAATAATATACGAAAACAACAATTATTTGCTGCAAAAATGGAACAATGTGATTATCAATTACAATGGAGGCACATTAGACATTATAATCAATGGAGTATTAGTGAAATCGCAACCAGATGTAGTATCATACATGTCATCAGATACATTGATGGTTGGAAAAGATACGGGATTAAAAGGAGGAATTTGTAATGTAATCTATTTTCCGACCCAGTTGAATAGTGAACAAATATACAACTTGTATCATTATGCCAAAGATACAAATCCTCCTGTTTTATTCAATTCGAGTAAAACGATTCTCTCTCAAATTTCATAAATATACACCTTTGAAGATTTACACATTGTAAGATTTAGAAAAAGGAAAACAAGAAAAATTTCTATAAGTATATATATTATGAGTTTCATCACTATTCTTTTAATTATAGCCATTATAGTCATATTGTACTACTTAATTGTAAGTTTTACAAGCACTTCCAACACATTGTCTGTCAGTTTGGCACCAGCAAATCAAATGAAAACCATTGATTCGAAAACATTGCCAAAAACGGGAAATGGTGCCAGTGCTAGTAATTTTACTTATTCTGTTTGGTTTTATATCAATGATTGGAATTACAGATATGGAGAACCCAAAGTGGTATTTGGTCGCATGGGTCAATCAGGAACAACTCCCAATCCTACCACAGGAGTTTCTGGAACCAATCCATGTCCTTTAGTTACTTTAGGAGCACTAAACAATGATCTTACTATTTCATTGTCTGTATTTCCAACATCCACTTCAGATCCATCACAATCTTTAGTCCACAATTGCACTATTCAAAATGTTCCCATTCAAAATTGGGTCAATCTATTAATTAGCACCTATGGAAATGTATTGGATGTTTATTTAGATGGAAAATTGGTTCGCACATGCGTTCTTCCTGGTGTAGTGAATGTGAATACAAATTCCAGTGTCTACCTAACACCCAATGGAGGATTCTCAGGATTTACGTCAAAATTCCAATATTTTCCAAATGCGACCGATCCACAAACAGCTTGGAATATTTATACACAAGGATATGGTGCTAGTTGGTGGCAAAATACTTTTGGAGGAAGTTATCAAGTTCAAGTATCCTTATTACAAGATGGACAACCTAAGGGATCCGTCAGTATATAATGTAGCAAAATATTTCACTGACTAAAAGATGAATAAGACAATAGAAACAAACAAGACTAGTAAATATAGAAGACTAGTAAATATAGAAGACTAGTAAATATACACAAAATAAAAAAATTTTGTGTATATTTATATATACCTATTATGAATTATAATTATCCAAGACAACAATATCCTGGACAACAATATCCAAGACAACAATATCCTGTACAACAATATCCAAGACAACAATATCCAAGTGCAATGTATCCAGGAAGAGGTTCAGGAATCAAAGATTTTTTAAATTCAAGCAGTGCTATTGCCAGATTTAGTTTTTTGTTAATAGTCTTTTTGATTTTCATCATATTGTTATCCATTTGCATGCAAATATTGACTGCTATTATTAGCGGACAAAACAATTCGCCCTTATTAATTAATGGTATGGTTGATGCAAATCAAATGTTGGTCATTCCACAAGATCCCGGTCAAAAAGGAGCCGTTACCTTGTTTCGTTCGGTAAATGGACCCAATGGTATTGAATTTACATGGAGTGTATGGATTTATATTTCACATATGCAATCCACTGGACAATATAGTCATATTTTCAGTAAAGGAAATGCCAATATTCAAACATCAGGTGATTCCATGGGATTGAATTTTCCCAACAATGCACCTGGTTTGTATCTCTCTCCCAATACCAATGAATTGACACTGATTATGAATACATATGAGGTTATTAATGAAAAAATTACAATACCCGATATTCCCGTCAACAAATGGATCAATGTCATTATTCGATGCAGAAACAAAAACATTGATGTTTATATTAATGGAGTCATTACACGATCCATAGAATTAATGGGTGTTCCCAAGCAAAATTATGGGGATGTGAATGTAGCATTGAATGGAGGATTTTCAGGATTTATTTCCAATCTGCAATATTTTAATTATTCACTTGGAACATTGGCTATTCAAAAATTGGTGGAAAAGGGACCCAATACCAAAATGTCGAGTGGAACAAGTATGAGTATGAAAAATCCAGATTATTTGTCTCTTCGTTGGTATTTTTACGGATAGAAATATAGATTGAAATATAGATAAAAAATATGATATTTATGGGTAATTTATGGGTAATTTGCAAATAAATAATATCGTTTTATACTAAGATGTCCTGTTTGGGTCCTTGTTATCTTCCTTTACCACCGAGAGAATGGAATCGATTTGAACAACAATGCACATACAATACCATGTCTATTGATCCAGCCGTTTCTTTTCAAGCAGCACAAAATTACAAGGGAAATATTTTGCAATACAAGAAAAATTCAGGGAATTTGACCAAAAATCAGCGATATGCGCAAATTGCCAAGGGAATGTGGACAAATAGAACAACCACATGGGCCACTCAAACCGAGTCTTATACAAATCCAAATACCAATAATTTGAAAAGAGTCAATGCAACCAATATATATGTGCCTATCGACAATGCTCCTTATAGTTACGGGTTTTTACCAAGTAATTGTGATAATTTCTTTGTCAAAGAAGAAATAGATATTTTGGTTCCTAATGTGGAATTAAATAATTCACCCTTAAATGGAAGCAACATATACACTATTAAAAGATTGATCACTACACAAGCAATCATTCCAACAGGTGGATCCTTGGTCTGCAATGTTTCTCAAAATCCTTGCACAGGAGAAGAAAAGGTGGTGGGAGAAAGACAAAAATGTTTTCCTACAAGCGATTCAAATGTTCCTGGTCCTATTATGAATTTGTGTTATGATGATACACAACAAACCTATTATCCGAAAACGCGAACCACCTATTTAGCAGGATCCGACAAATGGCCTATTAATTCGAAATTTATATTTGCCGCACAGACTTGCAACCAGACAACAAATACTTGTCAACCTGTTTCTATACCATTGTCATTCAATGTCGAAATTATTGAAGATGTCGCTTATTTGACTTGGGAAGCACCTGCAGGAACAGATACTGGAGGATTTGATATTCAATTGAATTATCAGTTGGAATCGTTTTAAAACCTTTGCACATTTCAGTAACGATGGTATAAAGGAAGATTGTGGTTATAAAAATATGTAAAATATGTAATGAATAGAAAAAGATATAATGAATAGAAAAAGATATAAAATATTTTATATTTTCTTTTGTATATGAGTGTTCCACTAAATAAATTTTCTTATCAAATACCTGGAGTATTAAGTAATGCAACCTTTACAATAACACCTCGTAATAGTTGTGGGAATGGTCCTTCTGCTTCTGTTACATTACCTTTATATGGTGCTACCGGTCCAACAGGTATTCCTGGAAGTGCTACTAATACGGGAGCCACTGGATATACTGGACCTACTGGACAACAAGGACCCGCAGGCGCAGTTTCAAATACGGGAGCAACTGGATATACTGGTGATACAGGACCAACAGGAATGGGATTAATGGGTGACACTGGACCAACTGGATATACTGGTGATACAGGACCAACAGGAATGGGATTAATGGGTGACACTGGACCAACTGGAGCTCCTGGATCTGGAGCTCTTCCTCCAGCTAGCATTTATTCTACAACGATTCATTGGGATCCTGATACAGGTGGAGGATCATGGGTTTTAACATCCAATCCATTGGCATTGGGATACAATGCAGGACAAACTGGTCAACAAGATGGTGCTATTGCTATAGGATATTATGCAGGACAAACAAATCAAGGACCGGCTGCATTGGCAGTTGGTTATAATGCGGGAAAATATATTCAGGGACTAAATGGTATAGCGATTGGTCAATCTGCAGGACAACAAAGTCAACAACAAAATGCTATAGCTATAGGTCAAAGTGCAGGATATCAAAGTCAAGGACAATATGCATTAGCCATAGGTATTGAAGCAGGAAATCAAAGTCAAGGACAATATGCTGTAGCTATGGGTGTTCAAGCAGGACTAATTAGTCAGCAACAAAATGCAGTATCTATTGGTAATCATTATTATTTTTCTTTTTTTAATCCTGGTCAACAATATCAAGGAACCAATGCGGTATCGATCGGTCTTAATTCAGGACAATTTATTCAAGGAACCAATGCGGTAGCGATTGGTGTTCAAGCAGGATATCAAAGTCAAGGACAATATGCTATAGCAATGGGTTTTAATGCAGGATATACAAGTCAAGGAGTTTTATCCATTGCCATGGGTGCTCAAGCAGGTTATCAAAAACAAGGAATAAATGCTGTGGCAATAGGTCAAAATGCGGGGGAATTTAATCAAGGACAATATGCGATAGCTATGGGTTATTATGCAGGACAAACTGGACAAAAACAAAATGCAGTGGCTATAGGTTGCACTGCAGGAAATTATAATCAAGGACAATATGCTGTAGCTATGGGTGTTCAAGCAGGACAAACAAATCAAGGACAATTTGCTATTGCTATGGGTAATCAAGCAGGACAAACAAATCAAGGACAATTTGCTATAGCTATGGGTTACTATGCAGGACAAACTAGTCAAAAACCATATGCTCTAGCTGCGGGTGCATATGCAGGAAATACAAATCAAGGAACATATGCTATTGCAATGGGTTATGCTGCAGGAAGTAATACTCAAGGATCATATGCTATTGCAATGGGTTATGTTGCAGGAGGTTATACTCAAGGACAATATGCAATATCTATAGGTGCATATTCAGGAAATAAAACTCAAGGAACAAATGCAATTGCAATCGGTAATCAAGCAGGACAAGTAGGTCAGGCAAGCACTTCTATAGCAATAGGACTTCAAGCAGGACAAACCAATCAAGGATATTATGGTATTGCCATTGGGAATCAAGCAGGAGCTACTTATCAATCACAATTTGGCATTGCGATTGGAAAGAATTCAGGACTATTTGGTCAAGGAACCTATGGCATTTCTATAGGAAATAATGCAGCAGAATTTAATCAAGGAACCGCTGCGATTGCCATAGGAAATCAAGTAGCACAACAAGGTCAAAAACAATATGCGATTGCTATAGGTGCATATTCAGGAAATCAAAATCAAGGAACAAATTGTATTGCGATAGGAAATAATGCAGCATTCCAAAGTCAAGGATCAAATGCTGTTGCAATAGGTTATCAAGCAGGATTTTTTAATCAAGTGTATTATGCAGTGGCTATGGGTTATCAAGCAGGATATCAAAATCAAGGAGAAAGTGCAGTATCTATAGGCCCAGCAGCAGGATTTAATGGTCAACAAGCAAATGCTATAGCCATTGGTAACCATGCAGGATATACAAATCAAGGATTTTCTTCTATTGCCATCGGTTATTATGCAGCGCCAACAAATCAATCAGCAAATAGTATAGTTATTAATGCAACAAATCTTGTAGTGAATGCTACAAATGCTAATGCATGTTACATTGCACCTATTCGAGGTCCTATATCTACTTCAACTTCTTTATACTATGATGCAGGCACAAAAGAAATAACATATGGAGCCAAATTCTTCATTATTGATCATCCTCTAAAACCCGAGTCTCATCATTTGGTCCATGCCTGTCTAGAAGGACCTGAAGCAGGTGTGTATTATCGAGGAGAAGAAACTATTACAGACAACGAATCCACAGAAATCGTTTTACCTGATTATGTTGAGGCCTTAGCAACCAATTTCACTATTCAAATCACACCTATTTATTCCAAAGAAAGTCAAGGTAAAATATACGAAACATCCCGGGTCGAAAACAATGCCTTCAAAGTGTATGGACCCAATGGATCCTTCTTTTGGCAAGTTTATGGAAAACGCACTTCTATCCAAGTAGAACCCGAAAAAGATGAAATAGAAGTATCAGGTGATGGACCCTACAAATACATTTCAGGTATCAAAAAAGTTTCAAAACGTAGTAGTGTATAAAAATGGAAAATAACAGACAAAAAAACAGATACAAAAGGAAAACAAGAAAAATTATTTACATACAAGTAAAAATATGTAAACAATATATATGGACATGGAGATGAATCACAATTATCTAAGAGCGTTTGTCATTGGCTCTTCTTGTTTTGTATTTTTACCCTTTTTTTTTGCCGTATCCCGCTTCAAGAAAGAAAGATTCAATTATGATTACACAACATATACTTTTTTAGCACCTGTTTCCCTAGGATTGATGAATGTCATTTCTTTGTTGATAGCAGAACAATTCCATCTCTCTCCAAGAGAAAGATTTTTACTAATAAGTATGTTGGCACCTATTGTTGTTTTAGCATTCGTAGCCTTATTTAAAGTATACAATTATACGACGATTCAATGGATAAGACATACTATAAAAATGTATTTGCTTTACTTTTTTGTATGGAATGTCATAGTATATAATCTAGACAAATATGTTTAATGGCTCTGGCTTTAGCTATGGCTATGCCAATGGAGAGAACAATCTTCGTCTTTGCATATTTTATGTGAATCATTGGTATATTTGTCCCAGTAAGGAATGGCATCGGGATCCTTTTCACCAATCATGTGTTTGTGTTCATCAATTTGCGAAATTCCCAATACGCCTGTATTGATATATATCTCTTTCACATAACTTCTCAATTCTGGATTAATCATATGACCATACCGCAGCAAATGGGCATCCGGAATATTCACTGATTTCGACCATCTTGTAGAACAAGCCACAGAAACATCCGTTTTGTTGTAAACAGAATGAAACCAAGACATGGGATTATACAATATATCTCTTTCTTCGAGATCGATTTCATATCTCTCGACATATTTCATCAATGGGAATTGATCTATTTTCGTCGTAAACGTATCCATATTCATAAATCTAGTTTCGGATGCCATATAAATACCCTTCTTTTGAAACGAAGGATACAACAACGCCAATTGATTGGGATTAAAAAAGGTCCATTTTTTCTCTCCCTGAATCATCAAAAAGAAATTGTTGGTATAAGCAGCGTGCAAAGCAGTTCCCGTGCCTTTTGTAACGCCACAAAACAATTGTTTGCTATTGTTCTTCATGTAGCCATCAATGAGATCTTTGATAATATCCATGTCTGAATCGGGAAGCAAATGTTCATACTGATGAAACAAATTGGTAGAATTGGTGATATAACATTTGTTTTCCAGTATGTTTTTGAGTTCGGTAAATACATTGTCGGGACAAGATTCTTCTGAACTGGGGCTCATATACACTTTTTTGTTGCCTGCCGTTCTCAGTAAATCATCCAATCGCATCGTCTTGAAACAGGTCAAATCTATTCCACGCATGACAAATGGAAGATCCTGTTTCAAATAAGACAAGACCTTTTCTTTGAAATCGGGTTGGTTTACATGGAAAATGTCCACTTGGGTTGCTTGGTGAATTGGTTGTCCATTTTTTTGCAACCAGTCTAGATTTCTATCACAGATTCGCATGACTTCTTTCTTATTCAACGTATTGTCGCCCAATGGTATTCGTTGAAAAACGGCCTGATTAAATTCAGCGTAGAATTCCAACGGCATCACAGGCCTGAATCCATTTTTCATGGGAGAACAATATTGGGGTTGCAATTGCTTATACAAACCGAAGCATGAATAAACATCATATGTGAGAAAGATCAAATGTATATCTATTCTTCTTTTGAATACTAGATAAATCATGGCTAATATTGTCAATATAATTATGATGGTATACATAGGTATGTTTTTTATTTTTTTGATTTTCATTTGTGATTTTGTATGATATATATATAGTATACTAATATAAAAATATTCTTTTCAACATTTGAACATTTGAACATTTGAACATTTACATCCTTGAAAATATGAAATAAGAAAAATAATATAAAGCGTATGCTATTACATACATCATAATCATAATGGAAAAAAACCAAACATCCTTTCTTAAAACAGATGATAACAGAATTATCAATGAAAAATGCATAAGATGGGTAAAAAAAATGAGTGATTGCTTAGAAGTTTGCACCAGATCAAATGGCTGTCTTGTAAATGAAAGTACGCATAGAATATGCAAAGTAAATAATCCACATAGTTATAATAAATTGAATAGATTCTTTGAATAATGGTATACACTAAAAACAATCAACTATCTTAATTGATATCTAGTAAATCAACGCTCACTATTTGATTGTTTGCCTTATATGTAAGTTGTTCTGATAAATAATCAATAGTCAATATTTTTTTTGCAATTGATTTTCTAATTGTATAATAATTTTTTGCTGATTTTCTATCATTTCTTTGTTTTTTATCGCTTCTACATAAAAATTTGCTTTGTTTTCATTCAATATAGTAAGTCATTTTTGATGATATTTTGATTTTATATGTGTTGCAAATTTACTAGAATTCTCATATGTTTTGTCTTTTCTTTATCCGCAAAGACAATACAATCCATTTTTTATAACGGGTATTCTATCTACATAATTTCCTTTATCGTCGACTATAGGTGTATATGTATCAGGTGTTAGTGTTATATTCATTATATAATATAATCAAAATATCTTTATATCATTTACAATGTCATTTACAATGTCATTTACAATACCCGCAAAAAAACAGAAAAATAAATATAACTTGTGCAAAAAATATTCACTTATAATAAAATGAAAGGTGGTATAAAAATTAAAAGTGTCGCAATAAATGACTATAAACAAAAAGACAAATCAGGTAATAAAGATGACATGGTAAAATATTATTGTAATTATTTTTTAGTAAATAGTGATATAACTATTTTAACTGCAAATTCTATATCTTGTGTTACATTAAAATTAGAATTAAGGAATGATAAAGATACCCCTTTTGTATCAATGAGAAGTAACAATATTAATCAAGAAATTCGAGCTTTATTACTTAAAGTAGGTGTTACTAATACAACTGGAGCAATAATTAACCCTAGTGGAAGAATAATAAGACAAGACCTACAAATATTGAGTCATACAGAATTTAAAGAAGAAGTAGAAACTCAAAAAAAAATATATACTCAAACTTTTTTATCAAATATGTTTGATGCATTATGTCCAGCAATTATATTCAGTATGGAAACAAAATATGCAACTGAAATAGATATTATAGGAAAAAAAATTATAGAAATACTATTTACTATAGACTTTCACGATCTAAAAGTTATATTAAATTTAGGTAATTCACCAAATACAAATACTATGACATCACTAATATTTATGGAATTAATGGATGGTTTTATTACATTTGAATCATTATATAATAATTATTTTAAAAGTATTGGTAAAGAAAATTTTTTATATGTTATTGTATATGCATATTATGCAATTTATGGATTACAACTTTTAGGATTACAACATAATGATTTACATTGGGGTAATATTATGATTAAAAAACCTACTAATACATTTGGATCTAGTGGTCTTACTAATTACTTACAATATCTGTTATTTAATAGTGATATTATTCTAATTGATTATGGTCGGACTAAGTCAAATTTGAATATTAATAGAGAATTAGAATTTCTACAAGGTGATGATACTTTTAATTTTTTTAGTGGTAAGAGTCATAAATATCTTCATACAGGTGATAATAAAAATATGATTTTTAAAAAAATTGATCAATATTATTACGAAAGACATGTATTTTATGGAGAACAATTAAAACAATTATTACATGCACAAAATGATTGGTCACTTTCAAAGATGATAGAAAATATAAAAATAAATTTAATGAATATACAACGACAATTGTTAATAAATCCTACTTTTGGAGGAAGATATTTTGATAATATGAATAACCTTTTTTCTATAAAAGATACTAATACTATGAATGATGATAAAATGAACTTTTTTGGGTATAAAAATACCAATAACCCTTTTTCTATAAAAGATACTAATACTATGAATTATAATAATATGAATAACCCTTTTTCTATAAAAGATACCAATACTATGAATGATGATACTAATATTGATAGCTTTAATTTTGACGAATGTTTTGAAAATTTGAATAGATATTTTGATGATTTATTAAAAAATCCGACAAAGCTTAATGAAATATTTACGGAAGAATGGAATAATAGTGATATTTCAAAACAAATACAAACAATGAACACATATAATTTTGAAAATAGAATCATACAACAATTGGATGATTACTATGAATCATTAGATAATGAAACGATAAATAAACAAGAAATGAAAAAAGTGGAAGGAGGTAATAAAAAAAAAAGTAAAAAAATAAAAAATAAAAAATCTAAAAAAATAAAACAAATAAAAAAACGCAAAAATAAAACAAATAAAAAATGGCAAAAATAAAACGCAAAAAGCAAATAAAAATTGAATATAACTTGTGTATAAATAAAACACAAATTATATATAAATTATACAACATGCTGAAAAAACGAATATCAAATGCAAAAATGTATGCAGATAGGGTGGAACGAGATGCAAAAACTAGAATAACGGGTATCTCTAACAACAAAATATTACATAAAACATATGTAATCCCCTATTCAAAAAAAGAACCATCTAATAACGCAAATGTTGATTGATACATACATCTTTGCTTGGGAAAATATCACCCGACATGCAAGTATCATTTAAACCCACACGCATACAACTTCCGTATCCTTGTTGATCCCCAATAAAACACCATCCCACTTTTCCAGAGACACTTGAACTACCATCTGGAGCTGGAACAGGTGCTTCAGCATTAGTAGGCGCAGGTGCAGGTGCAGAAACATTGGCAGTAGAAACGACTACTGGTGCAGTAGCTGAGGTAGGAACCACAACAGCCGAAGATGTGGCAGCAGTGGATGTTACAAGAGGTGCTTGTGTAGGTGTGGGTTTAGGCATCATTCCCATACTAGGAGCCATACCTTTTGTAGCACCCGTATTTAATGCAGTATTCAATAAATCACTGGGTTCCGTAGCTGGTGTGTTGGTATAAGGAGAGGAATTGATAAGGGATCCTTCCATTTTTTCTGCTTTTCCAGGCACTTGTTGTATATCGTTTAATCCTATCGCCATATTAGTGGCCAACAAGGGACTTTGAGGTGAACCAGGTGTTGGAACAGGAGTTTCAGTTAAAGTTGCTTTTGTGCTTGCACTAACAGATGTAGCACTAGGAAAAAGCCCATATTTTGCAAAAAAGGCACGTGTATTGTCTACTAAATGTTGCATATCATTGGCTAAATAACTAAATACATTTTTACCTAAATAAGCCAACACAAAAAGAATCAGGAAAAAGAGGAATAGAAGAAGGGTCCAAATGAACCATCCCCATTTTGAACCAGAAGATTTATCAGAAGTAGAGGCTGCCGTTATAGGACTCGCATTTATTGCAGGCTTATTCAGTTGAGACTTAGATTTTGCGCTTTTTGTATTGTTTTTACTTGTTCCAGTTGCAGGTTTGGAAGTAGAGAGAAAATTGGAAGCAGGTAAAGAAGAAATGTCAGGAACATCTTGTTTTTTACTTGTTTTATCCGTAGTGGTGCTCATTATATATCATGGATAAAATAATGAGCATCTTTTCTTATTTATTGATTGCCATATTCATTGATTGCCGTCAATATTGATTGTAATCTTTACTGGTTAAAAGTAAACAAATACAAAAACTGATTCACATTGCCCATAATTTCATCACGAATATTAAACAAATCTGTATTGCTCATCAATTGCATAGCTTTTTCATTGTCCAAATCCACCAAATAACTCTTGAACTCTTCCATTTCACTCTGGAAATTCTTATGAGAATCACAATCGTGGAGAGAAAGTTGTTTGACTCCCATCAGATTCACTCGTTCTGCCCCTTTTCCTAAAAAACTAGCAGAACCTTTGCCCAAAAGTGTTTCCACAAATTGATCAAAGTTTTCATTCAGTTTGGAATACAAATCATCAGTGGCCTTGTGTGTTGCATAACTATAAGTCTTCCAGTGATACAATTTGACGCAATTCAAGATCTCTAAAAATTTGACCACTATTTTTTGTTCAAAGGTTTGTAAGATTTGGACGGCTGAGGCAGATCCTGCTGCTGATGACAAAGACATGTTTTTTCTGGTTTTTCCTGCTTTTTTGATTCCGCTTTTATGATGTTTTACACTACCCTTGGATTTCTTATGGAACAATTTCATTTATATATTCTGCAGATAAAAAGATTCATTTCTCTCGAGAGAGAAGAAAGTTATAATCCTTAGAATCCTTGAACCAAAAAAATTGATTTACATCTTTTTACATTTCAAACGCCGATTTTATAGATATTACCACATCACTCTATAGTATATTACGGCGGGCAATTTGTGTTAGTTGGGACAACACCAGTAATAGTGCCAGCACCCGATATTGTTCCCGTTCCACATGTTGATAACCCATTGGCAGTACTAATCGTGCCGCCCGCGTTGTTATTGATAGTTGCCCCGCTGTCGTTGTAGATATTGCCGCCCCCATAAATATAAATAAAGCCGCCCGCGTTGTTATTGATAGTTGCCCCGCTGTCGTTGTAGATATTGCCGCCCCCATAAATATAAATAAAGCCGCCCGCGTTGTTGTTGATTGTGCAGCCAATGTTATTGGTAAGTGTGCCAACATTTTCAAATGTCCCGCCACTATTATTGGTAAATGTCCCGCCATAAGTGTTATTAATTGAACCGCCACTAGCGTTAGCAAATGTGCCAATGTTGATAATTGTGGAATAGTTGTAAATTGTGCCGGCATAATTGTTAGTAATTGTTCCGCTATTTTCATTATTGATTGTGCTATTACTAATGTTTTGAATTGAAGCACCATTTTTATTATCAATTGTACCAATGTTTGTAATTAAACCAAAATTTTTGTTAGTAATAAAGTTATTGTTAGTAATAGTGGCATTATTATTAATTGTTCCACCATTGTTAGTAATTGTGCTACTAGGTATATTATTAATTATGCCACTATTCGTTAATGTTTGCCTTATATTAATCTGTAAGTTAGTACCACCTGGTATATTTAATATTTGACACTTAGTAATAGTCTGGTTGCCATTTAATGTATAAGTATCCACACCATCAAATGTAGCAATACTCCCAATATCAATTGCGACGGGAATACAAGGAGTAGGAGTAGGAGTAGGAGTAGGAGTAGGAGTAGGAGTAGAAGTAGGAGTAGAAGTAGGAGTGTAACATCTACCACATCCATAAGCTCTTCTATCATTTGCTAATCCAGAGCGTTTTTTTCCTGCCATTATATAATATATAATATAATTTAAAATATTTATGATGTAAATATAATAAGTTAAAAATGGAAACTACATTTGATTTTACTACCATTGATAATGAATATATGTATAATATGAATTCAACTACGATTATACATATAAAAAGAATAAATAATAGTGTTGCTATATTATACTTTACAGATGAAATGAGTAACAAAATAAATATACCGAATGATATACTAGTGTATACATTTGATAATCAAACAAATAAAAAAATGATACAGAATGCTAGTAATCAATATTATCCTTTATGTTGGACGGATGATTATATAGTTGAATTACATAAAAATGTAGTAATAAATATAAAAAATCAAAGAAAATGGAATATTACATCATAACATTCGGCATTGGAACCAACTATATATAATAAAACAACTTAAAGAACACTCTACTCTTTATATCCTTTTTACACAAACTATTATATTCTCGGGAAACCATCTATATTCTCGGGACAAATGTCTCTCCAAACGCATTCATCGCCTCAATACGTTTGATGGTCTTGTCTAAATTGTCCGTCTTTTTGTTCAAAAACAGGTAATCCGTATTGGGACTATGTTCATTTTCCTTGATCTGCATGTAAATAACGTCTATTTTTCCCAGAATCGATGCAAGTTGTTCCTTGTCTCTCTCTTTGATGATTTCCTCTTCCAAGGACACATTTTCCACCAACAATTCCACCACAAAATACAAAATATATTTCCTTTTTCTGCTTGTATTTGCACCCATGTATTTCAACGTAAACAAATTCAGCAGACTATGGATGATTTTGACAATCAATTTATGCTGATTCTCTGCTTCTCTCAAAAAAATGGACCAAATGATCCAGACCACTTCCTTTTGGAATTTGCCATCAATGGGCATCTTCTCTCGCCTAGCACAATCCAATACTTGTTTGCTGTTTTTACAAGCCAATTCATAATTCAACAACCATTCAATCCAATAGCAAGCATTCAACGAATTCTTCCCTTGATTAGACAAATGAAACGCCAATTCATTGACGGCAATGAATATTTCTTTTGGATCTTCCTGCAACATGATTTCGCACGCAAAACTAATATCGGGAGCTTTGAAGGTATCAATCAGTTGTGACAAATCAAATTGATTGGACTTGATTTTAATGTCTTCAAAACTATGTTTTCTTTTGGAATAGCACAAGATGCAAATGATTTCGCTAAACAATTTCCTGATTTTGCTGTGATTTCTCATTCGGATTTCATTGTTTACGTATCCCGATTTGACCATTTCTTTAAATTGTTGAAAACGCAAATCAATATAAATAGACAATTTAGGATTCCCGATATGAATGTGATAACTATAAAAAAACAAGATGATTTCCCACAGATCATTGAAATGTCCAGCACAAATGAATTCTGCAGTCCAATAAATGGAGGGTTCAATTTTCGAATTCACCAAATTGTTTAGTAATTCTTTTTTCACTTGCGATTTGTTGAATCCAGAAAATGTCATGTTTCTAAAATCTTTTTGAAGACGTACATCATTGATTTCCGTATTTTCTGGACTAGCATTCATATATTCCTTCCACTTTTTCTTTATCCAGATTATAACACTTTTTTTTTCAAAAAAGGAATCGGATAAAATATCTATAATACATATAAGAATCCCAGGATATGGCAACTATCTCTAAAATGTTTAAATCAACCAAAATGCCCAAAATGCCCAAAGTAGACGATCTAGTTTCCACCTATCAAAAAATGTCTATATGGGGAAAACTGATCCTCTTCATTTTTCTTTTCCTGATTGTCATTACCTTCTTTAAGTGGATGAATCGACACAGGAAAAAAGAGGGATTTCAACAAAATGACGATTTTGTTTTTCAATCGGGGGGCAACATTTATGACTCTTTTTATGCAGACATTTATGATTTTTTGGTGTATAGCAATTTAAAAGACGATTATGAAATTGGACAAATCATTAACAAAACATCGCCCACATCTCAAAGTGTCATATTGGATGTCGGATCTGGAACAGGACATCATGTCGCTTTATTGGCCGACAAAGGCTACAATGTCACAGGAATCGACCATTCAGAATACATGGTTGCCAAAGCCAAAGCCAATTATCCACAATACAATTTCATGAAGGGAGATATTATGCATGCCAATCAATTCCATCCAGCATCCTTTACTCATATTCTCTGCATGTATTTCACCATTTATTATTTAGAAAACAAGATGCAGTTTTTCAGCAATACATATAATCTTTTGATGCCAGGCGGATATTTGATCGTGCATTTAGTCGACCGAGATATGTTTGACCCCATTCTCCCTCCATCCAATCCCTTGTTGGTATTGTCCCCGCAAAGATATGCCAAAAAACGCATTACTCACAGCAAAGTCAATTTCGACGAATTCAAATACGAAGCCAATTTCGATTTAAACAACAATCAAGCCGTCTTTTTGGAGAAATTTCAAAACAAAGACACGGGTAAAGTATTTCGCAAAAACGAACATTTGTTTTATATGGAGACCACGGATCAAATAGTGGGAATGGCACAAGACGCGGGATTCATCGTGCAAGGTATCATCGATTTGATTCATACAGGATATGAATATCAATATTTGTATTTATTTCAAAAACCGGAATAAACTTTACAATTTACTTTTATCAATAGTAAATACAATATCATCATAACGATTTTTATTGGGTCTTAAATCATATACTTTGATATAGGGTTGTAACTCTTCTGACACTTCACTTTTTAGTATATCAATCCAATCCCATGATTGAACATCTTCTATTATCAAAATTCCATCATCCGTCATTATTTTCGAATACAAGTGTATAAATTGTTTCATACTTTCTAAACTATGAGGTCCATCATCCAACATGAAATCAAATTTGATATTTTTATCTAAAAAATGACTTGTAAAAAAATCATTATTATATGCATCCGTTGACGTATATAAAATAATGCTTTCTTTATCCTTGATACCTTCCCAAACATTATTTGTATCCATAACATCCAAACCATAAACATTTGCATTGATAAAAAAATTACTCCATAATTTTATACTTCCACCACGATCTATTCCAACTTCCAATACATTTTGTGCCGATTCTTTTTTACTACATAATAATGTCTGATACAATTCCAAATAAGAATGTGTAGTATTTTTATCTGTTCTCGAATTATCTACTAATTCAATCAAACTCATATATATATATTTCTATTGTTCTACCATTTAAATTATTTATTCCGTAATAATATACTATTTTTAATTCTAAACATATTATATTGTCAATAAAAATCCATACTCCAGACCCAAAGATGCAGCAAGTCTATCAATTTTTCCATAACTATTATCAGCCCATTTCGTATTTCTTTTATGCTATCCTAGTGATTTCTATCCTGTTTCTCACCCTTTTCTCTCTGTATGCAAGATTCAAATTCAAATTCTGGAGAGAACAACCCGTATTTCACATCTATGATTTGCATTATTATTTGTTTGCTCCAGGCATTATTCGAGATACGCTGCCTGAGAAAA